CAGGAGCAGAAGGATCGGCAACGATATCAGCAGCAGTTGCTAACATGAAATCTTCACCAACAACTTTATGACCTTCATTGGTCATCTTGAGTGAACCTACACCACGAGAAGAAACACCAAGGCAAACTCCCTCTTTAATGAGAGACATTGCAATTTTACCCATCGGAGTTTCAAGTAACTTTGCTTTTCCTATAAAGTTGTTTCCATCTCTATAGAGTTCGCAAATTTTGTGAGAAACTCTGTCAAGGTTTACTGTAGGTCCATCAGGGTGACCGAGTTCGCCAAGAGCACGTCCTTTTTCAACAAAGTTTTCATAATAACGATTTACCTCACGCTCCATGATAGACATGGGATACATTCTCCCATTTCTATTCACTTGCTCTGCCTGCAAAAAGATACCTTTGATATAGCACTGTTTTTCGGCACCTTTACCTTCGGTGATAAACTCTACCTTTTGGATTTCTTCTGTGATAAGTTTCATTTTTTTAGTTTGTAAATCCTACTTTTGTTCCTCTAACCAAAGCACTATCGGCAAAAATGCAGTAAGATGCAACCTTTACTAGTTGCTCAACTGCTCCTGCTGGAAGAGTCATGGACCCAACACCAGTTCCACCTGCAGTTTCTACAACAGAAACTACGTGTGAAGCAGAATCAGTATTTACAAGACGAACAACAGTCGCCTCAGTAAAACTGGTTGCAGTTCCTGTGGTTGTTGGTAAAGCAATCTCTGCAGCTAAAAGTTTTGTAAGCATTTTAAATAAACCTTTGAACTATTTTATTCGGCTTCAGACTCATCATCAAACATTGACGCCGCGATTGATGGTTTTGCATTTTCAATCTTTTCCGCAGCTTTACTATAAAGAACTGCTTTAATAGCGTCAGATATTTCAGTTGGAGATTCACCAGTTACAATCAAATCGATAAGATCTTCCATAATAGAATAACGTATACTTATTCTTTATTTATAACTCAGCCTTTTTGGTATCTTTATCGTATTTTGTATTTAATTCTGCTGCTTGTGCATTGAGATCTGGTTCTGCTGGAACCTCTCCCATACCCATAGCATCTTGTCCCATTCCTTCCATTCCCGATCCTTCACCTTGTGGTGGTAACGGCTCTCCAGTAATAGGATCTACCTGAGATGGGTCGGGAATAATACCGTTTTTAATCTCCTTCTTAATCTGTGCATCTATTTCGACGATCTCACTATCGCTTTGACGTAAGATCTTTCTACGAACATAATCTACAGAATAATATTTTCCGATATATGGTTCAATGCTGGCTAAAAGAGTGATACGTTCTGTAAGAAGTTCTGATTCTTTGAGTTCTGCAAACTGATTATCATAAATGAAATCATATTGAATATGATCACTCATAATCTCCCAATCTTCTGGAGATACGATGTTCTTAAGAATCAGTTGAGTTTTCAACATGTCATTGAACATGTTGGCAAAACGTTTTCTTAAACGTCCAACAAATTTTGTGAACTTGAGTTCATCTCTCAGAATCTCAGAAGAACGACCAAGATTAAATCCACCATCTGCAGCAATTCTTGATTCGGGAACTCCAAGTGCTCTGTAAAGTTTCTTTTGGAAATATTCAATATCTGAAAGTTCTCCAAGATTTTGACCACCAGGAAGAGTTGTGATCTCTGTTCCGCGACCACCTTCTCTACGTGGTAACCAGAAATCTTCAAGCATACTCATAAACTTACGATCATCACGAACTTCTCCAGTCGAAGCATCATAAACAAGTTTATTTCTATAGCGAGACATAACCTCTTTGAGGTATTGCTCTGCTTTTACTTTAGGAAGATTGCCGACATCAATATAGAAAATACGACGTTCTGGTGCTCTCGATAATCTATAGATTACAAGACTATCTTCAATCATGCGGAGTTGATTGAGTGCCTTGATTGCCTGATGTAGATATGAAAGAACGGTTTGCTTGTTTCTATCAACCAGTCCAGAAGTGCAATATGTGATAGAATCTTTTGAAAACTTTACGCCAGACTTAGATCCACCAGAAGAACTAAATGTTCCTGATGGATAGTTTGGTTTTGGTGTATATACAAAATATTCTTCAATCTCTGGGTATACCAAAGATTTTGCTTGCGAAATATTCTGAATATTGCTAAAATCTGAAATGCTGTTTATCTTTTCATTGCTCTTCTTTTCCTGTCTCACATATTTCATTTTCATGGGATCAATGTATCTTAACTCTTGAATCCCAGCGGTTGGATTTTTTAGATCAATAACTTTGTGATAGTACAATCTACCATCAACGTACCAGTTTCTAAAGATTTCGTGTGCCTTCTTATCGAAATCTAAAATTTCTTTAATGTACTTGAACTCTTTTCTAATCTTTGCTTTGAGACCATCACTGGCATTTAGATTAGATAACTCAATCTCTACGGGGGAATCGTAGAGATCGCTAACAATCGCTTCGTTTACAACATCTTCAATGGCATTGCTACATTCTGGATGCAATGCCATTTCACGATATCTACGAATAAGATCAAACTCAGTTCTATATACCCCCTCAAGGTCTACAGTTTGGCCATAAAATCCACTCTGTATATAATAATCAACCCCGTCCTCATTATTTTGAGGAACAGGGGAGACTATAGTGTCAGATTTTGGACTTGTATCTTCAATAGAAAAACCAAAAAGTTTTGCCATATTATAAGTGTTTGATAAGTGCTATACCTATTTATCAGATAACGTCGCCACCATTTCCAGTAGCTTCCCACCAGTGAACTTGTAGTTCAACAGTGAACTCTTGGATTTGGTCTGTGCTCTCATATGAGAGATCGATCTGAGAAATATTGGTTGGGAACAAATCGTAGAAATGATAGTTTCTAAGAGCCGATCCGTCACGATCAAGTTGATAAACAAATGCATCAGCTTGATACAGTGCAGGATCTGTTTCCCCAGTATTATCAGAAACCTTATTGATAAGATTCATCCATCTTTCAAAGATACCTCTGATTGAGAAATCAGTGTCGTTGATGACCGTGATTGTCCAAGTATCGAAAGTTCTGTCTCCAGCAACTTTCAAGATTCTTCCTCTGAATGGAACATCAATAGGACTTACGTTGGAAGCAGGAAGTGCTGCTGCCTTAACTAAGAATCTTGCTTTATCGAGGATCGCATTATCATTGATTTCATTTGGGAAATTCAGAACAACTTCAAAGAGGTTGGGTCTGGCACCACCACCAGACAGCTTACTCTTAAAGTCACTGATTGTCCTTAAAGCGGGTGGGTTTTGTTGGTTTCTAGTTGCCATTGTTTTGAACCTCTAAATGAATTAAACTGTTCCGATTACTTCTTCAAATGCAACACCAGTTCTGGTTGCAACAAATGTCAGACCAATGAAGTTAATGGACCTCGCTGGTTTGATGTAAATGTCGGCAACGAACTCATTATTATCGATCACGGCAGCAGTGTTATTTGTTTCATCACAAATAACCACAAAGTCATTGATACCTCTCTTCGCTTGTACATCACGTAGGAATGGTTCGATGATATTTACAAAGTTTGTTCTTGTAATCTCATCGTTGAACTCGAAGAGTTGATCCTTTGCAGCAGCAGAGATTGCATCTTCAAGATAGATGAACAATCTGCGAACATTGATTCTATCAAATGCAGACTGCTTAGCAAGAGCAGTTTTATCGCCAAATAGAATGATGCCAGATCCAGGTGAGAATACAACTGGATTGATTCTATTTGTGTAGAGTTTGTCTCTTTGTGCTTTATTTGGATTGTATGCCAGTTTAACGGCATTCAGGATTGTTCCTCTTGTTGTTCCTGCTGGTGAATACCATGGGAAGTTGTTAATATCGTTTCTGGCACAAAGACCTGCCATGTCACCATTTAGAGGAATATATCTGAATGTGTTATTGAATCTATCATACATGTACTTATAACCACTATCAAATATGCCATAAGACGAAGAGGTTATAGGTGAGTAGAATGAAATCAAGTTGTTCGTGATGGTTGCTGCATCGTTTACAGTTACCGTTCCAACGCTAGCATCACTCAGGAATGCTAGTCTGTGTGGCGAAACAAATGCAATAGCATCTTTTCTTTCTTCAGCAACAGCAATCAGTTTGTTTGCAAGAGCTTGCTGCTCATACTCTGGGCGGTTTCCAGAACCGATCATGAGGAAATCAACCTCAATCTCAGTGTTGTTTGCAAACAACTCATAACCAGCAGTGATGTCACTTAGGTTAGCAGTTAAAGCACCTGAGGTGGTTAGACCAGTCTGACCGTTGTAGTTAACTCCATTCAGAAGAGTTAATGTGTTGTTTCCAGTTGAACCAAAATCAACACCAGTTGCATTTTGATCCCAGTTTGGAGAAGCGGTAGAAGTTGTAACAATACCAGTTGTTACGATTCCTGCAGGTTGGCTACCAGCAAAGATATAACCAGAGTTTGTTTGAAGATACTTTCTCCAGTAGGAAGGAGATCCGACTGAGAACTCACCGTCCTTTGCTTTGGATAAACCAATATGCTTTTCTAAAATGGTTCCAGCGTTTCCAGTGATTCCTCCTTTGTCATCGATAACAACGACATGAACTTCGTCATATCTTCCACCTCTTGCTGCAGCATATGCAGAAGTTCCTGGAGTATCAGCAATAGTGTTCCAAGAAATAGCTGAGTTGGAAAGTTCAATGGTTTGTTGATCAAACCAATCTTGCTGTGCAGTGTATGTTGTGCTTCCAACACCAGCAACTCTTACATTTCCAGAAGTTGCAAACTTATATAAACCACCTTGTTGATAGTCTACATTTGTTACTGTTTGTGTATTTGCTGTAGTTGCAATACCTACAACTTTAACACTTAACTTATTTCCAGAGAGGATTTCAGTAACAACTCCTCTGAGTTCTCCGTCGAATGATGTTACAGTTCCTACTCCAGCAACGTTTGATGAAGTTAGATTCTGTGCAACCGTCGAACCCAAACTAACGTTGTCTGTTCTAACGCCGCTTAGGATTTGGTCCGCTCTACCGTCAATAATCGCAATCTTAAGATCGTTTGCCCAAGAACCAGGGTTCTTAGCGACTACAGTTACTCCAGTAATAGTGTTCTCATCATAACCTAACTGGTTATAATGTTCATTGCTCTTGATTTTAATACCTGTTCCTGGTGTTAAGGAACCAGCATATGCGTTCTTGAGATCTGCATCATCAGATCTAACGACACTGATTGGTCCACCATAAGCAAGATAAGATGAGGCAACTAACCAATGCTCATAGTGCTTATCAGTATTATATGGTTTACCGAAATTTGCTAATAGTTCATTCTCATTATCAATGATTGTAGGGACACTAACGGGTCCCTGAGCAAAAGGGGCTACAATAGCTCCTACCTTATCAGAAGCAGGATCGATTCTTCCAATAGTTAAGTCAACTTCTCTAACAACAATTCCAGGAGATGCTAAATTTAGCGGCATCTTTTTTCTCCTACAAGTCCAGAATTTATTCTGAAATTATTTATTAAAAAGTCTATTTCCAATGGGGAAACAGTGCATGAACAATCTACCAGTCAGGATATTCCCACTTTGGAAATCTTCCAGTTTTTCTTGCATTAGAAACTCTGCAAATAGTACATTGCTTACACTCATATGAATATGCTGATGTGCCAGTGCCTTTTCTAATTTTGTAAAAATCTGAAACAAGATCTTTAACTTTTTGGCAAGATCTACATCTCCTTTCTTTGAAGAGAAAGTGTTCTAGTTCAAACTCTTCTTCAAAGTCCATCAATAATATTCCCACATATAAGAACGATCGCCATACTCATCGAGATGCCACCTATCACCTTGATTATCAACAAAACTATCCATATCATTTAATCCATCGGATATAAATCCAAAAGGAGACATATCTTGTTCTATTTGATTTTTCTGCTCTTCATATATCCTTTTTCTAACATCATTATCAGTCATCTCCTTGAAATAATCTTGTGCAACCAACCATGCAAAAATAACAAGGCACATTGCAAGGTCATCATTACATCCTTCCTCTGCCTCAAATGAGTTATGTCTTTGAATAAATGTTGTTAGTTCTGAGATAATATCATAATCCTTTGTTATCAACTTATCATCTTCAATAAGAAGTTTTAGATTTGAGCATCCAAGTTTTTTAACTGCCGCAGTTGTTCTTACACCAAGTTGAGATTTTTTACCACTAAATCCTGTTCCAACTATCTGTCCTGCTCTACCCCTCATTGAACACATAAGAATATTGTCATACTCCAAGTCAAAATGCAAAATATTTGCAACTTGGTCACCAATATCATTTACTTCTACCAAAATCCAAGCATTGTTATATCCTTTGCCAACTTGATTTATGATGCTTGGAAAAAGCATCGGTTTTATTTCATTATTCTTATATCGAGCAACGACTTTGTATGGAAATGTTGTTATGTCAAAAACAACAAATGCAGAATAGTC